CTAAGGCCGATGAACCAGAACAACAAGAAGAAATTGAACAAGACGAACAAGGGCAAACCCTTCAGTATATGCTTTGTTGATGCTGATAGTATCATCTACCGCATAGCCCTCAAGTCTGACATCAGCTTAGATAAGGCTATTGAGTATTATGATAAAGCAATTGAAGACATTGAGTGGGCTACTGTAGCTACAGAGGTTAAGGTAGCACTCAAGGGCGTTGGTAACTTCCGCTATGGTATAGCAGAGGATTACAAGGGAAGCCGAAGTGCTAAGCCAGTGGACGAGGCGCTAGCTGAGAGGCGTAAGGATCTAAACGAATATGCTTATAGCCAAGGGCACTTCCAGTCAGACAATTGTGAAGCTGATGATGTTGTATCCATCTGGGCTCAGGAAGCTTTAGACGCTGGTGAGAACTACGTCATAGCTCATATAGATAAAGACATTGACATGGTAGAAGGTTGGCATTACAACTTCACCAAAGAAACTCTTTACTACATTGATGCAGACAAGGGCTGGTACAAGATGTGCCTGCAGATGCTTACTGGTGACTCTACAGATAACATACAAGGCTTACGTGGCGTAGGGCCTAAGACAGCACAGAAGATGCTTGCTGATGTGCCTAGGGCTGATATGGTAGCTAAGGTTCAGGAGGTGTGGAAAGAGCATCACCCTGAGGATTGGGAGTCTAAGCTTGAGGTATGTTGGAACTTGATCTACATGAGGCGTAACTGGAATAGTTTTCATCAGCTGACTATTGCTGAGGAGTTGCTTAATGACTAAGTTCCGCTCAGGTCTCGAAAGTGCTTTCAGTGATGCTGTTGGCACCGAGGACTTTCTATATGAGCCCTACAGATTACCTTATATCATTCGCAAGAAGTATGTGCCTGACTTCATTGACACACGTACAGGAGCTATGATAGAGTGTAAGGGGTTCTTTAGGGTTGGGGACACACAGAAGTACAAGGCTATACGTGACGAGATCGATAGGCCACTTATCTTTGTGTTCACTGATTCACGTAAGCGCCTACGTAAGGGTTCCAAGATGAACCTAGGGGAGTGGTGTGAGAAGGAAGGTTTAGCTCACTTCACTATGAAATCAGTTGATAAGCTACTGGAGCATCTAGCATGTCTAGCACCTTTGAAGAAATAAGAGAACAGATATTGAATAACTATGATGTTGACTTTCTTTGTGAGCTGTTAGGTATCACGAGTGAGTCATTAGTTGATCGTTATGAAGATATGATTATGAAGAACCTATCACTATTTGAGGAGGACACTTCTGATGATTAATGCGTATGATAACCTAGGTACAGGGGTAGACTTTACTAATATAGACGCACCTACGAAAGAGGCTTATAGGGCCTATGACGCTGGTGTACGTGAGAATCATACAGCACTGGACACACAGGTAGCTGGTGACCACTACAAGAACCAAGGTATCCAACCATTTGAGGTTACCTTTGCTAACTTTGGCTACCAAGGTGTACGTGCAGCTGCGTACACTAAGGTGCTTAAGTATCTCACTAGAGAGAAGGGTATCCATCGGGAGAACGTAGAGAAAGCAATACACTGCTTGCAGATACAGCTGGAGCTACATGACCTACAACCTAATGAACTATATAATGATCGTTTAGAACCAACATATAGTTCATCAAAACCAATAGACGGGAATAAGTAATATGAGCAAACTAATAAATATGCTAAAGCGCCACGAAGGTGTTAAGCCTTATGCTTACAAATGTACTGCAGGTAAGATCACTGTAGGTGTAGGTCGTAACATAGATCCAGATGGAGGCATCGGCTTGTCACCATGTGAGGTTGACTTTATGCTTGGTAATGACATTGATAGGGTTGAGGAGGAGCTTTATGCTGCCTTGCCATGGTTGAGTGGTAGTAAGATTGCTGAGCCACGTTATGATGCTTTAATCAACATGTGCTTCAACTTAGGACTCCCACGCTTCCTTAAGTTTAAGAAAGCATTGTCAGCTATGGAGGCTGGTAATTACGAGATTGCCGCTGTTGAGTTCCTAGATTCACGTTGGGCCAAGCAGGTGGGTAAACGAGCTGATGAAGTAGCTGAAATGATTAGAACTGGAGAGTATGCGTAATGATTGTTAAGTTATATACAGGTGATGCCTGCCCAGCTTGTAAGAATCTTAAGAAGCGATTAGCTTCCTTAGATCTGAATGGCTACGAAGAATGTAACGTGGCTGAGGCTGAGCACAAGGATGCCTTAATAGCTTTAGGCTTGCGAAGTATACCTGTGTTAGCAATATATAATGATAATGGTGTCATGATGGACACTATAGTAGGTAACGTGGCTAGTAATGCACACTTAAAGGAGTTCTTTGACGTATGATGATTATTGAGCATATACAGCAGATAATGGATGGTTTTGACTGTGACCTTAACACAGCAATGCAGTTATACAAGCGTGGTACAGTTTGGGAAGATTAAGTATACTTAAGTGCACCTTAGTGTGTACATTGTACACTTTGTGGTACATTAAAGTGTAGTGGAGAGTATATGAGCAGAACTATAAAGAAAGCTAAGACAGGCGCTAAAGCAGTCTCACGAAGCTGTTGTAACCATGGCACATGTGATTACTGTCTAAGCAATAGAATGCACAAGCACAACAAAAAACTAATACAAGAGAGAGAGAATATACATGAAACTGAAGCTAAAGCCTTGCCAAGTGGAACAGATTGCAGTGACTTATCTAGATCAGATGCACCACGAGCTGAAGAATGAGTTAGTAGCTAATGATATAGACCCTTACCTAGATTCTACTGGAGTGGTGGACATTACACGCTCTATCATTGCCATTGAGGTTATCATGCGAGAGCTTATGTTTGAGGATGTTTACTTCATCTGGAAGCTAGAGAATGGGGTAGAGCTATGAGCGTATATGAAGACTACATCCATAAGTCACGTTACGCTCGTTATCTGCCTAATGAGCAACGAAGAGAGAGCTGGGACGAAACTGTATCACGTTACTTAGATTACTTCAAAGACCGAGGTGCCTTAGACGACAAGACGTACAAAGAGTTATATAAAGCAATTCTAGCTAAGGAAGTTATGCCATCCATGCGAGCTCTTATGACCGCTGGTAAAGCTTTAGACCGAGACCACATTGCTGGTTTCAACTGCAGCTACATGACTATTGACCACCCTAAAGCCTTTGACGAGATGATGTATATTCTCATGTGCGGCACAGGTGTAGGCTTCAGTGTTGAGCGTCAGTATGTGAGCAAGCTACCCGAAGTATCCGAAGAGATGCACCCTACTGACACATGTATCATTGTAGATGATAGTAAGATTGGTTGGGCTAAGGCATTCCGTGAGTTGGTTGTGTTACTCTACTCAGGTCAGGTGCCCTCATGGGACGTAAGCAAAGTACGTGAAGCAGGTGCACCATTGACTACCTTTGGTGGTCGCGCTAGTGGCCCTGAGCCTCTAGTGGACTTGTTTAAGTTTACTGTTGGTGTCTTCAAAGGAGCTGCAGGACGTAAGCTAAGTAGTATTGAAGCTCATGACTTATGTTGTAAGATTGCTCAGATTGTAGTCGTTGGTGGAGTCCGTAGATCAGCTTTGATTAGCTTATCCAACTTGACAGATGATCGCCTTAGACGGAGTAAGCATGGTCAATGGTGGGACACAGAGCCACAACGAGGCTTGGCTAACAACAGTGCATGTTACACCGAGAAGCCAGACTTTGAAGCCTTTATGAATGAATGGAGTAGCTTGTATGAGAGCCGTAGTGGAGAGCGTGGTTTCTTCAGTCGTGTAGCCTCACAGAAGCAAGCAGCAAAGAATGGTAGACGCGAGGCAGAACACGAGTTCGGGACAAATCCGTGCAGCGAGATAATCTTACGCCCACAGCAACTGTGCAACTTAAGTGAGTGTGTAGTGCGTTGGGATGATACTCCAGCACAGTTAAAGAAGAAGGTACGACTAGCAACAATCCTAGGAACGCTACAGGCCACGTTGACTAACTTCCGCTACTTACGTAAGAAGTGGGCAGACAACACGGCAGAGGAATGCTTGTTAGGAGTTAGCCTTACAGGTATATTAGATAACAAACGAATGGGTACAGTAGGCCCTGAGCTAGCTAAGGAGCTAGAAGAACTGAAGAATGAAACAATTAAAGTTAATAAAGAATGGAGTGCTAGACTTGGCATCAATCAAAGCACAGCAATTACGTGCGTCAAGCCAAGTGGAACAGTGTCCCAACTGGTCAACAGCGCCAGTGGAATCCATGGTCGGTTTAGCAACTATTATATCCGCAGGGTTCGTGCTGATGCTCGTGACCCACTTTGTGCCGTCTTAGAGGCCGCAGGAGTGCCTGTAGAGGTTGATGTAATGTCAGCCGCTACCAAGGTATTCAGCTTCCCTCAAAAGGCTCCAGAGGGCTCTACAATCGCTTCAGAGCAGACTGGTATGGAACAGCTGCACCTTTGGGATTGTTACCAACGGAACTGGTGTGAGCATAAGCCAAGTATCACGGTTTACTATCGAGACAGTGACTTCCTAGAGATAGGCAACTGGCTCTTTAATAACTTCGATGACGCCTCAGGGCTTAGCTTCCTACCGATTAGTGAGCATACGTATCAGCAGGCTCCTTATGAAGCTATAAGCTCTGAAGAGTATGAGGCTATGGTGCTAACGATGCCAAAGAGCATAGACTGGGACATTACTGAGGCTAGTGATGTTACCGAAGGTGCTCAGACTCTAGCGTGTGTTGCAGGCTCTTGTGAAATATAAGCAGTAGAACGTAAAAAACCCTAGTAATCTTATGACTACTAGGGTTTTTTTATGCGCTGAGTTTACTCGGTCTCAGTACCGTAGTCGTGTAGCGAAGTACCTAAGTGGATAGCTTCTGCAGGCATCTTGAGACCAACCTGAGCTGCTATGCCTGCCTTACTAGCGGAGGCGCTCATGTAATCTTCAATGTCCTGATCAGATACTGAACCACTCTGACCTTCATCCATGCTACTTATCTCTTGTCGAGAGCCTCTATTCTTAGCTTGGCGTACCTTAATCTTCTTAGGTCGAAGATCAGTATACACAGGAGGTGTCATAGTAAACTCTTGTACTGGTAGAGCCTTACCAAGCACCTTACCAAGCACAGGAACCTTCTCAAGGAAGTCATGAACATCTGACATAATAGTCATTGATCGTTGGTTTGGTAACACCTTAGTAAGAGTGTTGATACCACCTTCGACTATACCACTACCTACTTGTGAGGAGGATAGCCATAAGCCATTCTTCTCTATGTCGGCAAGGTCTTTGCTAACTATCCTAATGTTCTTCTGTTGAGCCCTAGTCACAGGAATCTTATCACCAGCTTTGTTAACCTTAAAGTCAACCACTTCATTTAAGTGAGCGAATATCTCCTGAGGTGTTGGTGCTTCTTTGTTGTCATATAGGGAGCGTAAGAAGCTGTTGGTAGGGTTCTTAGTACCAGACATGTCACCTTGGTGTCCACCTCCCATACCAGTGTTACGCTTGACTACTAATTTATTAGCTTTAGTATCTGGCATACCCCATATCTTAATAGCAGCATCATAAGCATAAGACAGATCAGCCTCAGAGGTTACCAATGGTTTGATTACTTCCTTACCGTTGCGACCTTGAAGTGATTGAGTATACTTCTGTTTGCTTGCTGACTTAACATAGTTAGCCTTACTAAGAGGTTGCATACCACCATAAGATACAGCATTGAGGACATTATCCATAACCTTTGCAATCTTACCACCATGCTTAGACTGTGCAGTTATATACTTATTATAACTAATCTGTGCTATTGCTTTCTCTTTGTGCCTCTTGGCTGCGGAGGTATCACCCCTGTCTTTAGCTTTCTTATGAGCAGCCATTTCATCCTTGACTATCTGTTGAGAAGCCTTGTTGATACCATGCTTATCATAAAGTGCTCTAGCTTCAGGATCTATGATGGATCTGATACCACCTTTGACTCCTTTCTCTGCCCATTGTCCAGCGCCTACCATTGTCTGTGCTAGCTTAAAAGCTTCTAATGGTGTGGATACACCCTTTACTTTATACTTGAGTAGTTGCTTAGATAGATCTTCATAACTAGCTGGCTTCTCTTTAAGTGTCTTAACTTCAGGAGCATAGTAGCTTGGTATGTAGTTGGGAGCAGCAGAGATAGCACGTTTGATAGGAGCTAACAGAGCCTTAGGTATGCCAAACTCAGCAATACCAGCACCAGCCATTATGTCCTTAGCAGCCTCAGGGTTAGCCTGTAGCCACTCTATGGCGTCCTTGCCATACTCAGTGTCCATGCCCTGCTCCATGACGTATTCCATACCAGACACTAAAGCATCTGTGACTACATCAGGGGTAATAAGGTCGAGGGCACCACTGACTACACCACCAGCCAACTCACCAGTACGACCAGCATGTCGATAAGCTAACCGAGGGAAACTAATGTCACCTTGCTCATATAGCTTATCATCCTCTAAGGCTCTCTCGTTACCCTCAACAACCAAGTCTTTAAGTTGTGTGGCTTCCTCACCTATTTCATCAAAGAGCATCTTGTTGGGTAGATTGAGAATATTGTTATTCCACATATCATCCACAGCGCCCCTCATCATATTATGTGAGGTCTTTAGATCGGTTAGGAATCCCATTATTTATCCTTGCTTTTTTCTGTCCTTTGTTCTTCACTTAAGAAAGCTAGCAATACAGCTCTATCGGCTCTATACTGATTCTTAAGCACTGGGTCGGTAGTCTTACGAATTAACTTACCAGTCTGTCGAATCAATTGACCTGTTGCTTTCTTACCTGCCGCTGAACGCATGAACTGATAAGATAGTGAGGCGGCTGCTACAGCTCCAGTACCAAATGCTGCTAATGGAAAATACTTATTAGCTGCTAGGTTGGCTGCAATTGATACAGTAGTGAAGATACCTACAGGAGTATGTGGAATACTAATGTCTGCTGCTTTAATCTTCTTGCTTAAGCGTACCCAAGCAGTCTGACTTTCCTTCTCAAGCTTAGGCTCAATTAGGTTTTCAGCTTGATATAACATAGACTGACGATTGAGTGACTTCTTAACCTCAGCATCTGGTACAGCCTGCTCAACCTTATCATTTAAGTATTCACGTAGCTTACGTACCACTAATCCTCGTGAGTTAGAAGCTGTAGGATCTAAGGCTCCCTTCTCTACGTTTCTAATCCAAGCATCGAAGTCACGCCTAACCTGCAAGAGACCTAGCGTAGTTCCGTCTGACTTAGCAATACGATCTTGAATCCAATCAACTGTAGCTAGACCTACTTTCTCATTACCTGAGATAGCCTTGAAGTCTGTGCTACCAAATAACTCATCCATCGTATTACCAAGTTCTTCACCCAGCTCTACTGAATCAATCTTAGGGTTGCCTAGCTCTTTGACTCGCTTAGCTGTAGACATCCTTAGTTTTTCTTGTGCTTTCCAGATGTGACCACGAGTAGTGAGGAATGGAGTACCACGTTTAATCTCAGGTATCTTATGAAGTTCATCATAAATATCTATTTCACGTTGAGTAGGATCATATTCTCTGTTGACTCCATCATCCATGGTGAACACACCGCCACCGTTAGTGGCTCTCTTAGCATGTTTCTCGTCAACTGGTGTGAACATAGTCGCTATATTATCACGCCTACGCTTCTCAGTCTGCTTAACACCTTGAGCTACTAAGGCGCTACCAGCTTTCTCAAGTACTGAATCATCCTCTGCCCATGTCTTAGTCTTAGGTACTGGAGCAAAGAATGCAGTAAGGTTTATCTGAGACTCAACATCTCTAGCACCTGCTGGATTGTCTTGCTTCCATACTCTATACCACTCAGGGCCTTTAAGGACAGCTTCGATACCTTCAGCTACTACTTCACCAGCATCAGAGTTGATAATGTCAAACCATGCGCCTTTAGCAGTCTCTACGATAGGTTTTTCAATGAAGTCGGGAGTAGCCGCAGCAACAGCGCCACCAAAGGTCTTTACACCTTCCATAACAATGTCGCCAAAGGCTGGTATGATAGCTTCAGATAAAGCATAACCTGTAAACTGCTTAGCACTAAAAGGCCCTTCAGTAACTTCACCTTCTGCTGGTAGACCTCCAGTTCTATTCTCTACGAACTGAGCTCCTAAGTCGCCTACAGTGTCTGCAGCACCGCTTACTGCATTTGTGATACCCTTTTCACCAGCAACCATAGCAGAACTTATCTGATCAAAGGCAGTACCTTGGGCTGGTGTATGTTCAACAAATGCTTCTTTCTTAACACGTTGTGTCTCTGCCTCTTCCTCAGTCATAGCCTCATGTATAGCAATGAACTGTTTAGCGGAAGCTATGTCACCTGCTTCATATGCTTCTTGAATAGCGCGTGTAATGTTATCTAATTGCTCTGACATATTACTTTCCTGTTAGTATGAGATACCATATTTTTTCTTCTGTTCATCTGTCAACGTATCTATTAACGCTTGTGACTGAACAACACCACCAGACTTAGTGGCATTCAAATCAGTAATCACACTTGCTAAGTCTAGCTCATTAGATTTCTCCCACTTAGCCATGTAGACTTTAGCGGTAGATCCTGATGGGTTCTTCTTAGCATTCTCAGAGTGCCATGAGTTCAAAGCCAAGTCACGATCCTTCTGCCACTGTGCTACACGCATTGCAGTCTTGATTAACAACCTGTTAGCCTCAGGTGTCTTGTCTAAGCCCTGTGCTGCAGCTTGGAACAAAGCCATCTCTTTCTCAGAGATTGCACCAGAAGTCTGTTGTACGTACTTAAGTGCAGACTCTAAGGCGTTAGATCGGAACTGCTCAATGTTAGCAGCATCAATGATTGTCTCTTTGTCAACTACTCCCATTAAGATACCAAACTTACGGAATGCTTGTATTGAATCAGCACCAGTACCTGTGTAGATACCTGTGTCAAGTATTGCAAGACTCTGCTGATAACGCTTAATATCTACGGAAGCATTACCGTTAGACTCAGAAGATGTAGTAAGAACAGCAGCCATACTATTTGAGTTGGCCATTTCTACTGTACGAGCCCTAGGGTCTTGACCACCGTTAAAGATTGAACGAGAGGTTGCTAGACGTACACGATGTTGTTCTTCTGTTATTTCTTTATTAGCCAGTGCAGCGTCAAGCTCCTTACGTCTAAGTGTCATGGCTGCTTGGTTCTCTACAGCTACAGACACTTTACCATCCGTACCTGTAGTCTTCTTATCTAGAAGCTTAACAGCTGCATTGACATCAGCTTCTGTAGCATCACCAGAGAGGAGTAGCTTAGAGGTATTAGGATGTGAAGCAGCTAGTTTAGTACCAATGTTTGTAGCACGATTATCTAACGCTTCTTTCTTCCACGATACATCTAGTGCATCTTCACGCTGCTTAAGGTCTATAGCAGCTTTATCTTCAATCTCTTTACGAGCCTGTAAGATGATTTGTGAACCTTCTTGAGAAAAATTGTTATTCATTAATGATTGACCAAAGGCTAGGCGTTGCTCTGGTGTACCTTTACCCATAACTTCACCAAACTGCTGTTGCATAGCTAACTGCTGTGCTTCCTCAGCCTTAAGCTTCTCCATACGATCATCACCATCACCTACATTGCTTGCTAAGGCACGACCAAACGTAGACCCAAGCATACTAATAGCTTGAGCTTTGGCTGGGTCACGAGCACCTTGGGAGGCTTGCTGCATCAACTGCTGTTGTAGGTCAGTAGATCTCTTGTTACGCTGATCAAGTAAATCCTGAACCGCTGTGTTGTTAGTAAATAAACCGCCCATTACGTGTTCCCCTTAAGAAATTCTGATAACCAACCACTACCATTGGTACTACCAAAGAATCCGCTAGCAATACCAGTCAATCCTGTTAACCACGGATCTGGTTGATAGTTATTCTTATTTACGGTAGACTCACCAATCATACGTGATATGGCATTCTGTTCTCTCCCTAGAGCATAGTTCTGATCTACCGTCTTATTCTGCAAACCATAGTTCTGCTGATTAAAGCCGTAGTCTTGTAACTGTTGCTGCCTAGCTAGACCGTAGTTCTGTTGGTTGAAGCCATAGTCCTGACGCTGCTGCTGTTGAGCAAGACCAAAGTTCTGCTGCTGTTGACCGTAGTCTTGCAACTGCTGTTGTCTAGCGAGACCATAGTTCTGATCTTGAGCTGACTGACGCTGGTTGTAATCTTGAGCTTGACCTCTAGCCGCTAAGCTGAAGTTCTGTTGATTCAAACCGTAGTCTTGTGCCTGACCCTGCTGAGCTAAGCCAAACTGTGCTTGGTTGAGACCATAGTCCTGAGCTTGTCCTCGTTGTGCTAAACCGAAGTTCTGCTGAGCTAATCCATAGTTCTGAGCTTGCTGTTGTGCAGCCATCTGCTGAGCTGCCATTGACTGCTCAAGTGAAGCA